TGGATGGGTTAAGTTCTTAAAGGAACAAGACACTAATACTGCTCATAGTATCCTTAATGCTATGGATGTAGATACAGCCGCTACTAGAGATGCTTTATCGGCCCCTACATACTCAACACACAAGTCTATTGGCTCTGGTGCAATGAGATGGAAAGATACTCCCTATGATATAGATGACTTTAATAACATACCTGTTAGTATGAGGCCTACACAATTCTTATCTAGTTTGTCTCCTAAGGGTAGAGCTTATAATAGAAAGGTGCCTACATATAGAAGATGGTTAGAGAAGTTAACTAACTCTGATGTAGCATTAGAGAACCCAGATGGGACATACCATACACAATCAGGAATCACTGCTAGTGATATTAAGACTGTAGATCTAGATGGTTTAAAAGGAGCATTAGCAAATGACTTAGCAGCTAGCTTTAATGGCTTTAATACTGCTAGAGCTGAAGCAGGTGTTCCTAAGTTGTCTGAGAAAGAGTATGGTGAGTACTTATTTAATCAGAGAATTGAAGCTAATAAGATACACAGAACTAAACAAGCTGAGATTGATTTCTTAACAAAACAAGACCCTAAAGCTAATGAGACTAAGATAGAAGCATTAAAGAATACAGAGTTAATACCTACATTTGAAGATGTTAATATTAAACAAGCTAATGATGCTATAGATACATACTATGGTGAGATGGATGCTAGACGTACTGAGTTTGATAGACAAAGACGTATTAATGAACTAGAAGATATGGAAGAGTTGAATATAAAACAAAAGAAAGAGTTATCTGCTCTACAATCATATACAACAGGACCATCACTAGATTATACTACTAGGATTATTAATAAGGCTGAATTTAGAATTGACAATACAACTAAGAATAAAGTACTAGCTTCATTACAAAACTCCCCTACAGCTAAGGCAGTAGTTAACCATGGGACTCCTGATGAGATTAAAGAGTATATGGATGAGATGGTTAAAGTAGCTGAATCTATGGTTGAGAAAATAAGAACATCTAATAATGTTGTTACTTTAGCAGATATTATGCCTTCAGGTGGAGCAGCTGGTACTCTAGAAAAAGGTAAGTTCTCCACACAAAGACGTATTGATATAGATGAGAACCTTATGGGTGATCTACTTCAAAAAGATATGTTTGGTGTTCTAGACTTCTACCATAGAGATACTGGTGGTAGATATGCAATTAGGAAAGCCTTTGATGGAGAGGACATTACTAAATTTGACGACTTCCTAGATGTATATGGTAGGGACTTAGCAGAAGAATATGATATTGCTGGCTATAGTCCAGGTGAAGTAGCTAATGCTAATGCTGATCTTAAACGTGTATTTAATGATATACGAGGTACAGCTGATATTGTAGATAATCCAGATCACTGGTTTAATCAAACTAAGAATGGCTTAACGGCCCTACAGAATATTAGGTTTGGTTTAGGATTTGGTGTTACTGCTCTATCTGAACTAGGACCTACAATGGCTATTGGTGGTGTTCAGAGTCTTAAATATTTAAGAGTTGGTTTTAAAGAGGCATTAAATAAAGTTACTAATAAACAAGTAGCTACTGAGTTCATACAAGAACTACAAGGTATGGGTATAGGTATTGACCTACAACATAGTAAAGTAGTTGAAAGATATGTAGAAGGTAGAGCTGACTTTGAGAGTAATGCTTTAATTAATGTATTAAGACAAGGTGAGAACGCTGCCTTTAGATATGGTGGATTAACAGTTGTTACTGATGCTATGAAATCTATGGTAGGCGGAGGATACACCTCAAAGATATACAATATAGGTAAAGGTCTAAGAGAGGGTACATATAAGCTATCAGCTCATGAGGAAGCTTTATTCTCTAGGCATGGACTAACAGTTGATGATTTAAAATCTATTGCTGATGCTCCATTTATATTTGATGCTGATGATAAGTTAATTAACTTTAATATGGAGAATTGGGAACCTGACTTAGCTCTTAAAGTTAAGGTAGCTATTACTAGAGCAGTTAAAGGGAACATCCTAGAGCCTAGTGCTATGGATCTACCTTGGGACACATCTAATCCTATGCACGCCTTACTATTCCAATACTTAAGATTCCCTGTAGCGGCAACACCAAAGCTACTACAGAGAGCTATAGCAGAGAAAGACATGGGAGCTGCATTAGGTGCTATGGTGTCTACACTAGTGATTGCAGGTAATACATATATTGCTGGACAAGTAGCTGCTAAAGTAGGTGATGTATTGGGTATCACAGATGCTGATAGCTATGATGATATCTTTAATGATGAGGATCAACAGAAAGAACTAGCTAAAGAACTATGGCATAAACACCCATACCTAGGTGTAGTACCTACATTAGTAGATGCTGGACTAGGACTAGCTGGAGAAGCTCCTCTTGGTAGTGATTATAAGAGAGGTGTAGCTGGTATTACCGGTGCCTCTGCAGGATACCTATATCAAATGGGGGGTGCTTTAGGTGATGTAGTATCGGAGCCTGGCACATTAACAACAGGACAAGCACACGCTATTAAAGCTAACATACCTATACTTAGATTACCTTTCTTAAAGGAACTGAGTAGGGATTATATGAAAGAAGAATTTTAAACATGGCAAATAATAAAGCAACAATAGAAGCCCTTGATGGGTTACANGGGAAGATGGCTGAGTACTTTATCAGTCGTCTAAACCAAACAGAAGAGGTGCTACCTCCAGGTGAACTAAGTGCTATACTTAAGTTCTTAAAAGATAACTGTATAACAGCTGACATAGCTGAAAGTAAACCAATGCAATCATTAATAGCTCAGTTCGCAGCTAATGAAGAGATGTACGAGACGGCTTAAATGTCTTAAGAGGTACTAGGAGTAGGGTAACAATAGTTATGCCCTCCTGGTGCTTCCTATGGTCATTTAAAGCATATAAAAAGAAGGAGATAACATGACAGAAGAAAGAATGAAGTTACTGGTACAGAGTTTCCCAGACTTCCTAGACTACACATTTAATTGTATTAGTCTACCAAATGCTACACCACTACAGAGGGATATAGCTAAGACACTACAGGAAGGTAATAGAAGATTATTAATTGAAGCCTTCAGGGGTATAGGTAAAACATACATTACAGGATGTTATGCAGGATGGAGACTATTACGTAATCCTAATGAGAAGATACTTATTGTATCGGCATCTGGTTCACACGCTACAGCCATATCAACATTCATACATAAGCTACTAGCTACGGTACCATTGATGGAACACCTACAACCTAGATCAGATCAACGTAACTCAGTTATGTCATTTGATGTTAATGGTTGTGAAACTACTGTACAACCTAGTGTTAAGTGTTTAGGTATTACTGGTTCACTCCAGGGTAATAGAGCCTCACTACTGATTGCAGATGATGTTGAAACAAGTATTAACTCCGCTACAGAAATGATGAGGGCGAAAATAATACAACAGATAAATGAGTTTGACTCAATCCTACAGACGGATGGGGACGCATCTATCGTAGGACTAGGTACACCTCAAACAGGAGATAGTGTATATAATAGGTTTGTGGACAAGGGGTTCTTAGTAAGGATATGGCCATCAAGAATACCAACTGATCCTATGATATATGAGGGTAGATTAGCTCCATATATTGAGATGTTAGCAGGTAACATAGGTGACCCTACAGATGTTAGGTTTAGTCATGAGGATCTCCTAGAGAGAGAAGCATCAGTAGGGAAGTCAGTTACTACAACCTACAGTATCAATTAGATACAACATTAAGTGATGCAGATAAATACCCATTGAAGCAGGAGGATCTAATCGTATCAGATATTGATACGATAAAGGGTCCAATATCAATGGGATATAGTTCACAACGTAAGGACTTAATTGACCTACCTAACCTTGGGTTCACAGGAGACTGTATGTTTGGTCCTGGTCGTATTGATGAAGACTACACAGACTATCACTATAGTATCATGTCTATTGATCCCTCAGGTAGGGGGAGTGATGAGATGGGGTATGCAGTAATGAAGTACCTACATGGTAAGATATATGTGGTGGATGTAGGGGGTCTACAAGGTGGATACAAGGATGAGAACTTATTTAAGCTAGCTCACATCGCTAAGGTCCACAATGTAAACACAATCTATACAGAGAGTAACTTTGGTGATGGGATGTTTGATCAACTACTACAACCTATCTTAAAGAAGGTACACCCTGCTGCCATAGAAGAGGTAAGAAGTAGTAAGCAGAAGGAGCTACGTATTATTGATACAATGGAGCCACTACTTAATCAACACAGATTGGTATTTGATAAGACCATGGTTAAGAAGGATATTGAAGGAGCATTAACTGATGCACAGAAACTACCTTACTCATTGATATATCAGATGACACACATCACTAGACAACGAGGATGCTTAAGACATGATGATAGGCTGGATGCATTATCTATTGGGTTGCAGCAGTTGGTAGAGACAGTAGGGGTGGATGAAGATGACATGGTTAAGGACTATAGGGAGGAGCAGTTAGATGCTACTCTTGATAAGTGGATGGAGGACATGGAGAGCTGGATACCTGGTGCCGCTGGTAGTAGGTAATGCACAGGTATTGGTAGTAGGTAGGTACGATGGGTAGGGGGCTGGAGGTAGTTTTATACCTCTAGTTGTTGCAGATACCGAGAAAGATGTTACAGGGGGTTGGGGGTTAATTACATATATGTCATGAGTTATAGCCTTATGTAGGTTTACCTGTGTTTAGAGTGTTGAGTCATGAGATATATGTGTTGTGTCCCCTACCTGTGTTCAAGGTGTGTCATAGTTGTGCTCCACCTGTGTTCAG